TAAAAATGGGTCTGCAATTAATGCCAAACTAGAATTTAAATAACCTTGATAAATAAAAACATCATCATTTATTATATTCTCGCTTAATGCTAGTGCTATGTACGTTTGATCTACCCCAGATAAGCTAACCGACAAACTATTCTTAGTTGGTGTACCTGTTTCTTGTACCCCTGTAATACCCCTTAAATGCCCATTAGATAGGTATGTTCTTGATGTTCCAGAAACACTAGATGTTAAATCAAAACTTGCATTGGTTAAATATATTGGGGTTGAAAAACCTATCTCTACTAAAATAACTGGTTCTATTATTCCTGTGGCTAGTTCTGTTTTTACTGCACTTGTTAAACCCCTAGCCATTTACAAAGCCTCTACAACATCAAACTCATAACTAAATAATAAATTACCATCACCATCATTTTGACCTGTTGCAAACTCTTGGGCATCACTTGTTAAATGCACATTAAAAGGAACAGAATCATAAGTAACTGAACTATTATCTGTTAATGCAGTTCTTAAAGGTGGCTCTATAGTAACTGTAGAAGCATTACTTGAACTTGTTACATCTTCAACAACCATATAAACCTTATCATGTGCAAATTTTATTAAATCACCCGCTTTTAATCTACCCGCACCATCACCCGCAAAACCATCTATAGCTATTGTGGTATCAGCTACAGCATGAACTCCATTAACTAACAAAGTTCCAGTTTCGTTACCCTGTGCGTTTAAATAACTAGGAAATGTAATAGTAAAATTTTCTTGTCTTGATCTTTGTTTCATAATAAATGCCATGATAGGTGCAAATTCTGACCTTTTCATAGGTGGATATTGAACTGTAAAACTAAACTTTTGTCCCTGTACTTGCCTTCTAAAAGTCTTTCCGCTATCTGTTTGAGATAACAAAGTCTTTTGATTGCTCTTAAAATTAACAGCAGTAAAGTTTGTGTTTGGTAATGCTCCACTCATACTATCGCCATTTTACCCTTTTCGTTAACAGCACTATTTATAAGATTAACTATAGTACCCCTAGAATTAACTAATAACTCATTAAATCCTCTAGCATCAACTGTACTTATATTAAAGTTTACTGTAACTTGTTTTCCCATACCGCCTAATTGGTTATTTGGAACTATTGTACCCGCTTGATCTGGAACAAATAATTCTGCACCTTTTTCACCGACAATACTAGGTTGTCCAACTGGCGGTCTACCACCTTTTTCAAAACCTTTGATTTTATTTATTAATGATGCACCAAAAGCCAACGCACCGCCTACAGCTAATATATTTAATGGAAATGGTATTGATGCAAAAGTTTTCATAGCACCTTCATATAAACTTATCATAGCCTTTTTAATTGAATCTGCTTTAAACATTGCCATTGATTTACCAAAAGCCATTTGTACTGCTTCGCCAACTAACATTTCAACAAAACTTTTAACAACAAATTTTCCTAAATCCCCAAAATTAAGTTTACCTGTCATAACAAAATCAGTTAGTGTTCCTTTTAATTTTCCAAAACTTTGTTTTCCAATATCTTCTATTTGTGTAAAAGCATTTTTTTGAGCATCTAAAGATTCCATAAAACCCTTATTAAATGTGCCTAAAATAGATAGTTTTTCATCTGCTGTAGTTTTGGCTATAGCTAGTTCCATATCTGCCATGTCTTGCAAGGCTACAATTTGAGGACTAGCACCACCCAAAAATTCTGAACCTGTCATACTAGCATCAAGACCACCACCCTGTAATTCTGCACCTGTTGGCTTTTGAAAACCTATTATATCTGGTCTTGCTGTTGGAAATGCTTCTATTCCAATATTTTTAAGCTGTATTTCTTTTTCTTTTGCTTTATTAAGTTTTTCTGTAGCTTTTGTTTCATTTTCTATTGTTTTAGTAGCAATGACCCTAAAATCTGAATCCATTGCTAGTAATTCTGGCATAGCTTTTAAATGACCTAGTTCAGCTTGTAAATTTTGAATGTGTAATTTCTCAATATTATTTAAAGGTATAAATTTATTAATTAAACCACCTCTGATTTTTTCTAATTTATCCTCAATTTCTATTATTCTTTCTTCTCTAAGGGCGGTAGTAGATAAATCCCTGTTCAATATGCCAACAGCAACAAAAAATTGTCTTGCGGTGTCTGTTGCATCTATAAAACCTTCTGCAATTTTAGTAAGTTTAGGTAACATAGGGGTCATTACATCTACTGATAATTCACTCAATGCAGAAGTTAAGGCTTTAGATGTATTTGCAAAACTACCAGATGTTCTTGTTGCGTCATCATGTGCATCTGATGTACCCGCAATAATTAAATTTAATCTAGCTTGAACCTTTTCAGCATTTGTAACGTCTTTAGCATTTTTAGTTATGCCCATTCTTAATAATTCTTGTTTTAATGTTGCTTCGGTAATAACAACACCAAATCTTCTAACTGTTTCGTGATTACCAACTAATGCACTTTGAAAAGCCATCATTGTTTCAGTATCACTAGCATTGTTAAATGATGCTACATCAACTGCTAATTTTGTAAGTTCAACTGATAATTTAGATGCTTCACCTCTAGCAAAACCCATAGGAACAAACGTATCTTGAATAGATGATGCCATTTGTTCTAATTCATGTGTACTTCTTCCAACTTCGTTTCCAAATTGTGATAATTGTTTTCTTACATCTGTAACAAATTGACCAAAAACAACAGAAGATTTTGATTGCATTTCTTGAACAGCACTAGCCATATTGACCATTTCTTTTCCAAAACGCAAAGTTTGAAAAACAATAACACCACCAATAATATTTCTTACAGTATTACCTAAAGCATTAAATGAATTTTGTTGTTGTGAAACTGATTTTTGAACATTTGTTTTAAGGTCGTTCACCCCTTTTGTGGCAGATTGCATAGCTTGGCGGGTTTTATCTTTAGCTATAATATCTATATTTACATTTTTTGTAGCCACTATCTTGCCTTTGCTAGTCTTTGTTGTCTTTCTGTTTCCTCATGTTGGATTTGAAAGTATGCTAACCACATATTAAACTCTTCAACAGACATTTGCAATATTTCGGAAACTGACTTATGAAGTTTTTCTGCTAACCCAAAAATATTATGTAATTCCACATTATTTTTTAGTTTTTTTTATTATCTTCTATATCTGTGTTTCCTGTTCCCATTATTTTTGTGGCAACTTCTGCAATAACATTAGTATCAGCTTTAGTTTTAAAAGCTAAAACATGAGTGCCATTAAACATTTTTTCACCATCTTTTGTTAATGCTTTTTCAATTATAACATCAATCAAAACGATAAGATCGGTGTTTGTCGCACCTTTAAAAATCTTTTGTTTTTCGAGCATATTAAAAGGTTTACAAAATATAGCTTTATCGCCAACTAGATTCCATTCTGGTACTTCAATTATTTGCGTGTCAAGCTGACTAAAATGGTCACGAATACCATCAAAGTAGTCAAATTTTTGATCTGACATTTTACTATACTGTGCCTATTGTAAGACCGCCATTGCCCTGTATAGAAACAGTTCTTGTAATAACACCATCTAAGGGAACACCAACTGACATTCCTGTAACGATACCAGAACCAGAAAACTTTCTATCTCCAGAAGCATTGCCCTCTGGTAAAAATGCAAAAGTTAATTCAGCACCCTGTACCAATGTAGTTTGTCCACTATCAGTTTCGTCAAAGTTCATATCAATACTAGCTGTATATGTACCTCTACCAACTAGAAATGATTTCATTGAACTACCTAAAGCGGTATCTTCAACAACGTCATGTGTAGTATCAACTGTAAAACCCGTTGCGTTACCTAGTGTAGTTCCACCGATAGTCACAACTCCTTCTTTACCATGATGTGTAGCCATTTATTACTCCTTCTCTTTAGTTTCTTTAGTTTTTTCAGCTTTTTTAATTACTGGTTTTTGATCGTCTAAAGCAAAACCATTATTCTGAAAATGCTCTATGTGATCTTCTGAACATTTTATAATAGTTTCGCCTTTTTTCATAGTAACATTTTTAGCCATTATGCACTCCCTCTAGTAAACTCATAAATAACCCTAGCTGTTATTCTTACACCGCCATAAGGATATATTGTACCCTCGTCTGTTGATGCTTCTGTTATTTGGGTATCTATAGCATTACCATTTCTAGTTATATCATTATCTAAGGTTTCTTCAACAACTTCTAT